TCGTTTAGTTGAAAGAATTGCATTAACAAACTACGCGCCATTGGCATTTGTTAACGGTAATTTTGCAACAGATGCGGCAGCATTGGAGAAGCCATAATTTTTTAAGGTTTCGATTTATAAAAAGGCATCCAAATATGGATGCCTTTTTATTTTATATTTGTTCAAAAAATAACCAAACACATAAGTTATGGAAAAGGTATTAATGAAAAAAACCGTGCATGATGGCAAAGTGTATCATCGGGCCGGTCAATTGGTAGAAGTAAAACCGGATGTTGCCAAATGGTATTTGGAGAAAAATTTCGCGGTTAAATTATCAGAAAAGGTTGAAGCGGATGTAATTGAGGATTTACAACATCCTGAAATTAAAATTGAAGCGGAAACAATTGAAACAAAGGAAGAAAAAAAGGTTTACCGTAAAAGGAAATAAAAATGCGCCAAATTCAAATCAATGAGGTATTAGGATCCGAAATCATAACGGTTGCTGATGCCAAAAATTTCATCAGAATTGACACAACAGCGGATGATACATTATTGGGCATCATGATTGAGGCGGCACATACGGCAGCCGAAAATTATATGTCACGCGATATTATTGCCAAAAATCGTTCATACTATTTGGATTATACAGCAGATGGTTTGATTGATATTCCATGGGGGCCGGTTGATGAAATCGTTTCCGTTCAAATCAACAATATTGAACAAACAGGATACACCGTTTATGGATTAGGCGATAAAATGATTGAATTGGAAGGATCGGCGCGTGATGTGATCATTGAATTCACAACAACAGGAATGTCGGATGGCATCCTGAAACAAGCATTGCTGATGATGGTTTCGACATATTATGACAACAGGACAGATTTCGTTACAGGTATGACAGTCAATGATGTTCCAAGCGCATCAGCAAAATTATTGGATGGTTTAAAATCAGTATTCATTTAATGACAAATACGGCATCAAATTTAAAACAGCGGATTATTGTCAAGCGATTGACAAAAACAGCAGATGGTTATGGTGGTTGGACATCCACAAAATCAACGGTTGGAACATATTGGTGCCAAGTGATTGAAAAGTCAGGTGATATTGATGCCAAGGATGGTAAACGAATTTTGACAACAAAAATTGATATTGTGATCCGGAAGGAAACGGCGGATTTGATTCAAATGAATGATGTGATACAGGTTGAAGGCAATTCAGCCGAATATCGTTTAAATGGGTTGTTTCAAACAATTGAAAATTTTTGGGTTAAAATGGAGGCAACAAAAATAGAAGGATAATGAAGGGCGGATTGTCGGTAAATGATAAAGACATGGCATCCATTAGGAAAGCAATTAAGGATTTGGAAAAGATTTCAAAACAGGAATTGTCCAATGAATTGGTTTACACGGCAATGCATACTGTTTTGGCGATGAAAGGCGATGTGAAAAAAGACAATGGCAATTTGATGAATTCAATTGATTCGGAACGCGTAAACAATAATCAAGTTGCAATTTTCGCGCGCGCGCCATATGCACCATATGTTGAATTTGGAACAGGTAGAAGTGTTAAACTTGATGATTTAACCAAATTAGGTTTCGATTCATCATATGCAATGCAGTTTAAAGGAAAAGGAATTAAGGATATAAATTTGCCGGCAAGGCCATTTTTTTTCGTAAATGTTCGTAAAGAATTCAATAAGATGTACGATCGTTTACAAGCTAAAATAAAAAAATTGACATAGATGTTAGAAGCGATTCAATTCATCCGCAAGGCGATCATAAACAGGTTATCCGGAAACATTTTGATTAATGGATCCGCATTGCCTGTTTACAATCGCGTGCCAACATGTGCATCAGTACCATATATTTATGTGTATTCTGTTTCAACGGATGAATCAGATTACAATCAAACATCGTTTATTACAGAAACGATCACACGAATTGAAGTGATTACGCGATTCCAAGGTGATTCCGGTGGTGAATTACAGGTGAATCAGGCCGTTTCCCAAATTTTAGCATTAATTCGAACGCGATCCAATGGATATTTCAATTTGTCAGCAGATGGATTCAATGTGTTTACCTGTATCAATGAGGGTACAACATATTTGACAGATGAGGATGTTGATTATACCTATTTCCGCGCGGTAATTGAAATCAGCAATAAAATCCAACAAGTAGTATAATGGAACAACAAGATCACAACACAGGAATTTTGAATTTAATAATTAGCATCATATCGGCAACAATTTCGATTGCATCAATACAGGCATATGTTTCATTAATCGCAGGATTAACGGCAATTGTATCAGCCATATTTGCAGCGCGATATTATTATCATAAAACAAATGAAATTCTTAATCGCAATAACTGATTTTTTCAAATATCGTGGCCAATGGTCACACACACGATTGATCAGTATTGTTGGATCAGGAATTGTGTTTTGGAAATTTGTTGAGCATCCGGAAAATTTCGGATTGCAGGATTTAATGATGGCCATTATTGGATTTGCATTTGGATCGGCAACAATGTCAAAGTTTACAAAAGAAAATAACCAATCAATAAACTACGATGAAGGATCAGAAAACATTGGATCGGATTCAATTGATGCATCCGAAATTACGCGCAGAGGTCGCAGAAATTTACGATGAAATATGTGAGGCATTAAATGGCCGTGCATTTTGTCGTTTTAGTTACACATTGCGCACATTTCGTGAACAGGATGAATTATATTGCATAGGTCGCACAAAGGCCGGCAAAAAGGTCACAAATGCCAAAGGTGGTTATTCATATCATAATTACGGATTGGCATTGGACATCGTTTTGATCGTTGACAACAAAACAGCGGTTTGGGATATTAAATCAGATTTTGATGGCGATGGAAAACCTGATTGGATGCAGGTTGTTCACATATTCAAATCACATGGTTGGGATTGGGGCGGTGATTGGAAATTCACAGATTATCCACATTTTCAGAAATCATTCGGATATAAAATTTCAGATTTGTTGGCATTGCATAAAGCCAAAAAATACGATTCAAACGGTTATTTATTAATATGAAACATTTAATGATCATCATTCCAATATTTGCATTATTAGCATGCAAATCAAATCAGGTCGTACAATCGGAAACGAAACATGATTCAATTTATGTTGAACGGATTGTGCATAAATATGAAGCGGTAAACGATACCATTATCATTGCAAATCCATGTGATTCATCAGGGATTTTAACAACATTTTATTCAAAGATTAACGCGCCACAGGGATCAATTGTGATGAAATCAGATGGCACCAAAATCAAAACAATTGTGCGGTATTATCCATTCATTTCAGAACATAATAAGCGCATTGAATATCGCGATCGCGTGATTTACAAAACCATTTATAAAACAGAAAAATCATCCAATTTTTCAACATGGATGTGGGTGATCTTGATTGCCGTTGGATTGGGATGGGCCGTATTAAATTTCAGGCCAAAATTTCTTTAAATTGCAAGAAAAAAGGAATTAATTCATGGCAACATTAACCGGTCATTTAGTTGCGGATACATACAAAGCATTGTTGAAATTAATTGACAATGACATTGTAACAGCAGCCGAAAAACAGATTTCTGATGGTTTAGGAGGTGGCACCAATGTATTCATTGATCAGAATGGATTTTTACGCGCCAATAAATATAAGGTAACAGGGGCCACATCATCACAATTTTTAAAAGGTGATGGATCATTGGATTCAACGGCCTATTTGCCGGTAGGTACAACGACAACAAACATTCCGGAAGGTGCCAATTTATATTTCACAACAAATCGCGTTTTAAATACATTATTAACCGGATTTTCGCCGGTAACAGGTACGGTTACGGCATCGGATTCAATATTGACAGCTATCAACAAAATTTGGTGGAACATTGTCAATGGTGGAGGCGGAGGCGGTGGCGGATATGTGCCATATTCAGGCGCATTGCAATCTGTAAATTTGGGTGAATGGGGATTGACAACAGGATTTGTTTCATTTGATACAACACCCACAGGAACACCGACAACAGCCGGAACAATGTCATGGAATGATCAGGATGGAACGGCAGATTTAAAATTGAAAGGTGGCAATGTAACATTGCAGATTGGTCAGGAACAGGTTTTGCGCGTTGTAAACAAAACAGGTGCAACATTAGCCGAAGCGGATTTTCGTGCAGTTCGTATTCGATCAGTTGCCGAAGGTGGCGCACAGGGCCAACGATTAGCGGTTGTATTGGCGCAAGGTGACAATGATCCGGATTCAGCCACAACAATTGGTTTAGTTACTGAAAGCATTTTAAATAATGAAGAAGGATTTATTACAACATCAGGTGAAGTCAAAAAGATTGACACCACAGGTGCCAAATCATATGGAGGATTAGAAACATGGGTTGATGGTGATGTTTTGTATTTATCACCAACACATCCGGGTTATTTAACCAAAGTAAAACCACAGGCACCGGATCACACAATCATTGTTGGTTGGGTTGTTTATGCGCATGCAAATAATGGAAAGATATTTGTCAAGGTTGACAATGGGTATGAATTGGATGAATTACACAATGTAAAAATCACAGCACCTGTTGCCAACGATGATTTTTTAATGTACGATGAAACAGAATCTGTTTGGATTAACAAAGATTTGCATGGTGTTGAAGGATATTTGCCATATTATGGTGTGGCAAATGTATTTGAGCAATCGCCAATTTTTACTGATGCATCACAAGTAATTATTGGATCAGATACAGAATTCGCAACAGGAAACAAATTATCTGTTGTTGGAAATTTGGCCGTTGACACAAATTATGGGTACCATTTAGGCACATATCAAATTTTATTCCGTTACAATGCCACAGGTGAATTCAGAATAGGCACAAATGCCGCAAATGATTTCACAACATTTTATGCCAACGGAATTGAACGGATGCGATTAAATGCATCCGGATATTTGGGAATCGGTTTGACATCACCAACACAGCCATTGCATGTGAAAGGGGTTTTGGCATATCCAAAAATCATCATTGACAACAACAGCACATCCGGAGGTGGCGCGTTTAGTGCATATCAGAATGGCACAGAAACGGCCAATTTTGGAATATCAGGTGCATGGCTGTTAGATAGTTCATCGGATGTCGCAATCGTTGCCACAAGGGCCGGGAAAGGCATTCAATTTTACACGAATGGATCAACATCCGAAAAGATGGGCATCAATTCGGATGGTAATGTATTTATTGGCCAAACACCAACATATGTTGCCGGTGCAACACAATTGATTGTTCGTGGTAAAACAGGTGCCGGATATGTGGGTGTGAATCATTATGACATGTCAATTAAAGGATCAATGAATACCTTTAATTCCGTGTTTCAAATTGGTACATCAACATTTCATTCGGTTGCAGTCATTGTGGAGGATATTGAACGCGCGCGATTCAATTCAGGTGGCCGGATGTTATTGGGTACAACAACAGACAACACGGTTGATATATTCCAAGCCAATGGATCAATAATTGCCACAGCAATCAAGAAAACAGGCGGAACATCATCACAATATTTGATGGCTGATGGATCTGTTTCAACAGGGCCATCATTGGCCGGATATGTTCCAACATCGCGCACATTAACAATCAACGGAACATCCTATGATTTAAGTGCTGACAGAACATGGACAATTGCAGGTGTAATTAGTGGTTTAACTACAAACTATGTTACCAAAGCAACGGGTGCAACAACAATTGGAAACAGCCAAATTTTTGACAATGGTACTAATGTTATTATTGGTGGAACAACATCATCAACATTTAAATTAGATGTAAACGGAACTGCAAGATTTGCAAACGATGTTCAAATAAATGGTTTTCTTACAGGAACATATACAAGAGTTTTAGCAGCAGGAAATAATTTCTACGGTCAAAATATTACATTATCTAAAACTGATGCTACATCCAATTTAGTTAATAGAAATTCGTGGACATTAAACGATAGTACAGTTCCATATAATGGAGGTGTAATTTATGATAATAGAATTTTTGCAGTTAGCACAACAAATAGCACATTATATAATGTTCTATATCAATCATTTATTGTAAATAATGGCACAGGGACTCAAATGGGTATTGGCTATGTGTCAAACTCAGGAGGTACAGGTAACTTTTCACAATTTGTACATTTTTCAGCGGGTAGTGTATATGGTTATGGGGCAAATACTAATAGCTATACAACATATACAGGATTATTAGTTAATACGCCTGCAAATACAACAAATGGGTATTCTATAATTGTAAATGATTTTACTCCTGTAACATTAGGTAGAGGTATTGAATTAAATCTTTCATCAGGTACAGGAAAGTGGAATATTTTTGCACAAGGTACTGCCAACAATTACATGGCGGGAAGTTTGGGAATTGGTACTACATCTTTAACAGGATACAACCTAAGAGTAAATAAAAATATAACAGGAGGAACAACATCTTATGGTATATCTCAAACAGGAATAGTTCAATCAGATGTTACATCTTTTTCATTTGGTAATCATAATAGTTTTACTACACAAGCAGCTACATTTACATTAGGAACATATTATCATTTTGCTGCATATCAAGGAACATTAGGTGCAGGTTCTACTGTTACAAGTCAAGTTGGATTTTATGTAGATGGCAGCTTAATAGGTGCTACAAATGATTATGGTTTCTACGGAAACATTCCATCAGGCACAAACCGATGGAATTTATATATGGGTGGTACTGCCAATAACTTTTTAGCGGGAAGTTTGGGAATAGGTAGTACATCGCTAACAGGAAATACTTTAAGAATCAGTAAAAACATTACAGGTTCAACAACATGTATTGCAGTTTATCAGGATGGTGCAGTTCAATCAGATGTAACATCAGATGCAAGATATTTTGACACATATGCTCAAATACAAAATACTGCATTCACATTAACTAATTTAAGACATTACAGGGCAGGTTCTGCAACATTTGGAAGTGCAACAGTTACTAATCAATATGCCTTTGAGGTAGCATCAAGTTTAACAAGTGCAACAAATAATTATGCCTTTTTTAGTGCATTAGCAGCAGGAACAGGAAGGTGGAATTTGTATATGTCAGGTAATGCTAATAATTATTTAGCAGGAAGTTTGGGGATTGGAACTACGGTATTAACAGGTTATAGTTTATCTGTAATTAAAAATATAACAGGGGCAACCACAGCATACGGAATTTACCAAAGTGGAATAGTTCAATCTGATGTAACGGGTACCGCATTTGGATTTAATAATTTTTTATTTACACAAGCTGCTACATTTACATTAAATTCATATATACATTATGCTGCTCAACAAGCAACAATTGGAACAGGAAATACATTAAATGAGCAATCAGGATTTGTTGCAGGCTCAACATTAACAGGGGCAACTAATAATTATGGGTTTAGGGGTAGTATTGCATCAGGTTCAGGTCGTTGGAATTTGTATATGGTTGGGACCGCTCAAAACTATTTAGCAGGGGATGTGGGCATCGGGGTTACTGTAAATCACGCATCAGCAAAATTGCAAGTTGATTCTACAACCGAAGGTTTCCTTCCGCCAAGAATGACAGCAACACAAAGAGGTGCAATTGCATCGCCTGCCGAAGGATTAGTAGTAGTTCAAACAGATGGAACACAAGGATTATATATTTACATCGGTGCTGCATGGCACGCATTAACAATGTTATAAAAATAAAAATATGCCGAATTTAGCTAACATATTAGATAATATAATTTCAGATAGTGGAATTGATGTAAATACATTACAGACTGATATTACATTAACCACAACAGGATCAAGTGGTGCATCAACATTTATTTCCAATGTGTTGAACATCCCTAATTACACATTAAGTGGATTAGGAGGTGTTCCAACAACAAGAACATTGACAATCAATGGCACATCATTTGATTTATCGGCAGATAGAAGTTGGACAATCAGTGCAGGAGTTAGTGGTAGTGGTACAACAAATTACATTTCTAAATGGATAAGTGGTACGGAATTAGGCAATTCATTGATTTTTGACAATGGCACAAATGTTGGAATAGGAACAACATCGCCCGGTGGAAAATTAGCCGTTACAGGCGATATGTTATGCGACACAAATATCAATGCCGCCGCATCGTATTACATACAAGTTAGAAAATCAAGAGGATCAGTTGCAAGTCCGAGTAATATTGTGGCAGGCGATGTTGTTGGTGGTTTATTGGGATTAGGTTATGAGGGAGGCTCATATAGAAGTGGTGGTGCAATTCAATTTAATGCAGAATCTGTTTCATCGGGTGCAGTTCCAATGA